AGAACTTGTGCGGACGTTTGTTTCTCTCTGTCCATGAGAGCATCCGTTAAAGCTGTAATGTCCGGGCGTGGACGCTGAACGTAATTAAGTATTTCTTGGACATTAATCGGCGCGCCGTATTTCGCAGACAGGTCCGCAGCGCGCAGAATGGTGTCTGCTTCCATCTTGTCGCGCTGCAAGTCTTCGTCTAGCTGCAATTTGGCGCGCGATATGGCTTGGCCTTGGAGCTTGGCGAACGTGTCGCTTTGGGCTTTGGCGAGTTCGACTTTGGCGAGTAAGACATTGGGGTCGATTTGTTGAGCTTTGGCTGCTTGTTCGGCTTGCGCAAGTTGGGCCTCCATTTCCGGGGTTATTGGTGAGAAGAACGCATCGGGGTTTTTGTATCCAGCCTTGCGAACAAGTTGGCTCAACGTCTGTTGATACTGAGACAACTTAACAAGTGGATTGCTTATTCCCATTGTCTGCAAGATTTGCTCTTGCTTTTGGGCAATCTGCGCCAGGAACGTCATTTGCTGCGCGTCATCGCCGCGGCCTAATGCGACAGACACAGTGCAGTCCATGTCCGCGTCCCATGTCGTCGGGTCTATTGGCGTCCACTGTCCGCGTAATCTAACCATTAACGGTTTGTCTTGATGGCGGCAGATAAGTTTTAGCAATCCTGTGAAAAGTTGCTTGCATCCTGTCTCAGCAAAGATGCGCGCAATAATTTCAATTCGCTCTTGCGCAGCGCTAATTTGCGCCGTGACCGCAGCTTTTGTTGTGCTTTGCAACAGATCAGCATCAAGACCTTGACTTGCCGGGGTGACACCCGTCCGCTGTGCTTTAATTTCATCCATATATTCCAGAATTGGCATTGCGGCTTGGCCGACAAATGGCGTGGATAAATCCTGCACAGCGCCAATCTGGCGCATACGAATAATCGCCCCTACTTCTTTGTTGAGGACGTCGTCCATGTTGACTTGTCCCTCAACCACAGCGGTGCGGGGAAAGATGGATTGCGCGAGACTATCCATCGTTGCGCGTAGGACGTGGGACTTGATACGTTGCAAGTCCATCGTGCTATCTGCAAGCGAATGTCCAAAGATTGTATGGGGTTCGGGGTCTGGGCAGAACAATGCAAATGGCGCATGATCGACAACCTCATCGCGTAAAACATAGCAACCAGAACCAATGCAGTGAATGCAACGTAATTCAGCTATGCCATCGCCATCCTTGTCGATGCGCATGTAAATTTTCATATATTTTACGCGCATCATTGACGGATCAGGCGGATAGTTAGGCCAGCCATAGCCAGGATTGCGCTCTACTTCCTCAAAGTTCCAATACCAATTCTCATCTTGTCCTGGCGCGCCATGTTCGCGCACTTCATCTTCATCAAAGCCCATTTGCACAAGCTCTGACACAGTGACCATGTCTCTGTATCCGACAAGATCGTAGAACTTGTCCGTATCTCGCGCGCGGCGATCAATGACAAAACATTCTGGTGGTAAAGCCCGAACGCGGTATTTGCGTTGCTGATCTACAAGACGCACAACGATGGCGTATGTTTGCGCATAAGGCGCAATGGCTGGCTCTGGGTTTATTGCAACAAATTCCGCATTGGGATTTTGTTGCTGAAACATTAAAACTTCTTCTTCCGTCAGACCTGAGAAATGTTTTTCGATCACACGGTCTTCACTCTCAGCCCACCAAGTAATGACGCCGAGCTTTTTCAGCAAAGCATCTTTGAACGCAGAATAGAGAATATTAAATCCTGGGTTCATATCTTGAAAAATAAAGTTAATAGCATCAGACGCTTGTTCCGCAGCGGGGATAGCTTGCGCCGTGCGCGGCATGTAATCGACGATTTTGTCGCCTGACGTGAACACGCGCATTAACGCGGGTAAAATAGATTGAATTGTGTCTCTTACTTCCGTGAGCACAATCTGAGAGCGACCATCCTCTTCATCTCCAAAAGGCGCGCCCTTATAATATTCCGCCGCAGCGATACGCGCAGGCGCGACATAGCTATCGACATATAATTCCGCTTGTTCGTAGGCTTTAAAAACGCGAGACTGAAACTCGACAGGATCAAGAGGACGAAACTCTGTGCGAATAGGCGCAGGAGAGCTTTCATCAGAACTTGATAGCGGTTCCGCGGTTTGGGTGTAGTCCGTATTGGCTTCACGGTCGTTCTCGCCTTGCATCGTATTACGAATGCCGTCTACGTATTTTGGACGCAGGCGTCGGTCTTCATCATTGTCATCTGTGTCTGCGACTAGACCAGGAACATCAGAACGCGACGTATTCGAGATACCATCAATAGGAGCGCGTGACTTTCTACGGCGGGCCATTTGGTATTATCCTTTTCAGCAAATCGAAATTCGACGTTGGAGAGGTTTGCCAGGAACCCATGACGCCATGCGACCCCCGACCATCGCGCCACGTCCGGCAAATGTAAGTGCTAAAGCATCAGCAAAGTCAGGTGAGCGACGAAGACGTTTCTTCATCTCGCCCTTACTCTCGACTTGCAGTTTGCCGCTTGAGGTAAAGCTATATTTTGGTGTGACTAAATCCGCGCGCAGGCTTTCTTCATTCGGTAATCTACACGCGCGCTGCGCAAGGAAATCTCTTACTGAAATCCAGAGTTCGTCTCGTAGACGATTGGCTTTTGGATTGAGAGCGCTAACTTCTGAGACATTGACATCTCTGACAGGTAAGCCAAGCTCTCTAAGCCTGTCAGCCAGACCAGCGCCAAGACCAATGCTATCAACATTGATTTCCTCCGGCTTAAGTTGCTCGGCTTCATTTACTATGGCTCCGCATAAGGACATGAGGTCGAGGCCACGCCATGACCTAAAGTGCATGACGACATTACCTTGGCGGACACAAAGGACAGCGGCATCGTCGCCAAAACGTGCGGGGTCAACACCGAAAAGTATTGGCTCGTTGGTATCGTGGAAGATGTCTCGACGCATTGCGGCGTCAACCAATTCGGCTGGGATAAGGGTATCATCATCAGCAAGAGGAAATTCACCCAGAACACGCACACGAAAAGCGTTCGAGAGTTCGCCATAAGTGTCCTTAATCTGTTTAACGAAATCCTCTGTGACGCGGGGCGACGTCACGCATGAGACGTGCATCGTGCGCCACTCAGGCGCGAGTTCATGGTGCGTCTTATAAAAAAGGCCGGATGATCGCGTGGGGTTTCCAATAAGAACTGTTGTCGCGTTGTGGCCGGACATAGACCCCGCCGCGCTTTCAAATACTGCTTCCTCGACGGCGCTGGCTTCGTCCACGATCAACAGCACGTTATCACTGTGGACACCGGCCAGCGCCTCTGGCTTCTCTTTGCTAGATGTTCGTGCTGAAACAAAACTAGCCTCTGGAGAAGACTTTAAAACGATACGATCAGAGGTGATCTCAAATAGTTGCCGCATATATGCAGGTAGTTTGTTGATCCAGAATTTTATTTCCGCAAAGAGAGCATCATAAAGCTGCGGCGCTGTTGGCGCTGTGCAAACTACTTTTTGGGGATAGCGCGTTATAAGGTGCCAAATCACGGCCCAAGCGCACGCCGTCGATTTCCCAACTCCATGCCCTGCTCTGACTGAGATGCGTCGCGCGCCGGATTGTATGTGCGATAAAAATTCTTCCTGCCAAGGATCTGGGTCCGCCTCAAACACATTACGCACCAAGGCGGCTGGGTCTGCGCGATAGCGCAGAACAAAAGCGAGAAACGGATTATCCTTGTCGTCTATATCTCTTAATGCAGTTGTCGATTGCGTCGGCTGCAAAGGCAAAGACGCAGATGCAGCCGTAGAGGATAATGACGCAGGCTGCGGCAACTCCAACTGTGGCGGCGGCGCAGATGATTGCGATGTAGTCTTTGGCGTCGTCGAAGAAAGCTCTAAGTCGCACGGTGCAGGCTCCGTGGCTGGGGCCAGCGTGTCTACAATTACTTTGTCTTCTGCAAAAAATTTTTCAAAGACAGAGGTGAATTGATCGGACGGGGGCGTGGGGGTCGAGGGAAGTTGGTTTGTGGTAACGGGCGCAGGCGCGGGTGTGTTTACATTAGTCTGGGTGTGGAGGTGTGGCGCGGGGACATTGGCTTCTACAACGGCGGCTGCGGTTCCTATCGGGGGACGGGGGGTCGCGCTAGGCGTTTGCATCCCATTGATTTCATTTGGATTAGCGGGCTTGCGCTTGCTCTTTGCTTTACCTAATTGGCTATTAGGTAAAGGCTGTTGAGATATCAATGACTTACCGTTGGTTTGCATGATATGGCGCAACAGGTCGCCATCCTCGATGGGCTTGACCTTACCCACCAACCAAGTCCTTTTCTGGTGTAATATCAATAGCTTGTTCACCTGCTCGCGCCAACGCTCGCAGGGCTTCAAGGTGTTTCGCGGTTAGGTCATTGGTCTTGACGTCAATCTGCGCTGATGCACGCGGCGTCCCCATGGTGCGATTGACGCAATAGATAGACGCATTCAGCGCAATGCTTTCGTTCGGGCTGTCTATCAATTCGCTCAATCTATTCTGCGCTTTGATCGTCAAGCCTTCCCAATGCCGCAAGCGTTCGGGATAGCTTGCCGTCTTTCGCAATATATAATTCTGTTTTGAAAGGGCTTTTCCCTGTAGGGCGCTCAATGTGAAGCCTTTAACGCTGTTGCGAATTGGCAACACCATAAATTGATCTGTCTTTTTTTGCAAATTTCTGTCTTACCAACACGACATATAGCTTGACAGACAAGACAGATTGACACATAATGAGCAAATCAGAGGGCAATAGCGCCCGCCGATATAGGAGACAGACAAATGAAAATACTTATTGAAGTCCGCGACGTTTACGGCAAACAAACAATTTATCCCGCCTGTGACACGTCCCGTTTTTTTGCTGCACTCGCAGGAACTAAAACGCTTACTCATTCCGCGCTCTGTTTAATTGAAGCGCAAGGCTACTTAATCGAAACAGTGCAAGCCGCCTTTAACCTCAGAAAGGCAGGCTGAGATGGATATTCTCGAAATCGTCATAGCCGCCATGCTGGCTACTGTAATTTTTACCAACATTCCAACCTTTTAACACGAAACAGGGCAACAGCGCCCGCCTAATAGGAGTTAAACAAATGACGAAGCAAGAATTGATTGATCTTCTTTACGCCTTTGCAAATCAACGCCCCGGCTTAGAGTTTGGCAATTATGGCGACGTGTCGTCTTATCGTTCGGAATTGCGCGGAATAACACGCGATTTGCAAGAAGCCCGTCTGTTATTGCGAGCTGTTGAATTGCGCAACAGCATAAGCGTTGAGGATTTGCAAGAAGCGTTGAAGCGCGCATTTAGTGGCAGGCTGTCACTCACAGAAACAAAAGACGGAAAACCTGCACTTTACTATTGTTCCGGGCAATATTTCCCGACCGAATATCGAAAGGCTGTTTGCGCGGTTTGCGCTTATGCGCTTTGGCATTGGATGCGCGAGGGCTGTATGCCTGCGCCAAAAATTAAACATTACGGAAGCGCGACTAATCATCCCATGCAAACCGTCGAACTTTATGATGGTTTAAACGCTGGCGAGTGGCTGCGCAAAAAATTCCGCCGGGAGTTTGGGCGCGGCGTTGCGTCCCGTTGGTTTAATTAATCTGAAACAGGGCAACAACGCCCGCAACAGGAGTTGAGAAAATGGACGATTTTGACAGAATATGGAAATTTGAGACGCAACAATTTAAAATCGAGTTAGCGTTTGGCCCCGAATATGACGCGCCCGATTGGGATTTTGAGAGCGAAGAGGAACGCGCCGAACTATACGAAAAAATAAATGATGGGCGGCTTTCTTGGTTCTGCGCACGCGTTCGGGTTCTATGGAATGGACAGGAAATCAGCGCCGATTATTTGGGCGGCTGTTGCTATGAAAGCGTCGAGGATTTCAAAAGAGATGGCTATTTCCGCGACATGGTGCGCACGGCTATCAGCGAGGCCCGCGACTATTTCAAAACAATAGACCTGCCAAAACTTCGCGCCGCTTAACACGAAACAGGGCAACAGCGCCCGCCTTTAGGAGTATTACCAATGCCAGAATTTCAACTTAACAAACCTCGCAAGCCCTTCGCTTGGCATTTTGACGCCTTTGCGGAAGGTTATCTTGAAGCAATGTTTTTCACGAATGGGGACAGCGGGGACGATGATGAAATGCACCTTAACAGTCTAGGCACGCAACGCTTGACGCGCGCTAGTGTTTTAAAAATTTTGAGAGATTGCGCGGCTTTTCAAAAAGGTGCGCGCGAACTTTTGGACGAGGCCTATCAGCGCGACTATGACGAAACGCAAGCGGGGCGTGATTTTTGGTTTACTCGCCAGGGCCACGGCGTAGGATTTTGGGATAGGACCGAACTTGATGCGGATGATTTGGGCAGAAAACTTTCTAGTGAAGCGCGCAAGTTTGGCGAGATTTATGCCTTTGCCCAAAGGGGTTGGATTTATTGCGAATAAAATTCTATAACCATTTGACACAAAACAGGGCAATGACGCCCGCCTAATAGGAGTAGACATTATGGACGCTAAAACATTTAAACGCTTGACGCCTCTAGCGGAAGAAATCGGGGGCGTTTTAGCTGAAAAGCCCGCGACTGATGTTGCAATGGCTATCGGAATGAATATCGGGCTTAACGTGGAAAGCCCGGAAGATTTAGATGAAACCTTAGAAATAATTAAACTTGCGGCGGCTAAATACCGTTTGCAGGTTATGAATGAACCGAACCTACATTGACACAAAACAGGGCAATGACGCCCGCCTTATCGGAGCAAATCACATGGACTATAAATTCTTAAATAAAGATATTGACGATCCGCGCCCTATAAGCCTTGACGGGCCTTTTGACGAATTATCCCTTCTAAGTTGTCTTAGCTTTGCGCTTTCGATTTATCGGAAAGAAGGGCATAAAAAATTTAAACTTGAACTTGATTTGAGCGACGCAACGCCCGAAGCCCTGGCAGGTATTGCGGTTCATTTAGAAGAATTAGAACTTGAACCCAGCGGAACCAATATTTTGAAGTTTCCAAAATGACCGGCGAAGAATTAAAACGCGCGCGTCGCGCGCTTGGCCTTTCCGTTGACGGCTTCGCCAAGGTTTTTGGCGTTGCGGCGGGGCGCACGGTTAGAGGTTGGGAACTTGGCGAACGTAACGGCGTTCCGACCTCAATCCCGCCGCCCGTTGTTCTATTGGTCAAGCTCGCGCTTGAATTTGAAAATGTGCGCAAATTTCTGCGCATTTCCGACAATCAATCGGAAGGGCGAATAAAAACTTTCGCGCGATTTGTTTCTGATGATCGTTACGAATGGGGCATTATTCGCAACGGCTTTGAGACGTTAGGCGAAGCCGCGACACATGCGGAAGCGACACGCCTTGCGGAAGAAAAAGCGCAAGAAATAGATGATAGCCTTTAAACCCATAAAAACGCGCAAGGGCGCGTTTTTTACCTTTCCGCGGTATCCATAGCGCATAGGAGAAAATAACCCATTCACGCCCCGTTTTTAAAGCCCTACAGGCCTTTCCCTATTTCGTGCAATCCTGCCAAT